CGTGGCCCAGCTTGTTGGCCTTGTAGCAGAAGTAGATGTCCTCACCAGAATACTCATCCGAGTCAGGATGGTAGGTGATAGAGAACCAAGGCTTCGGCATTTCCTTGAGAACCGTGGTGTCCATGAGCATGACGCCCATGCCGACAGCTTCAACCTTCTCAAGCCCCGTCTTGGAACCAGTGTTGACCGTCTCCCAGCCACCGTTGTCGTGCAGTCTGAAGGCTACCGTATCAACGGGTATGCGCCGGGTAGCATAGTTTGCAGCAACGATGCCCTTCTTGTGGTTCAGAAGGCGCTCTAGAGTGTCCTTGGGGAACCGCATGTCGGTGTCCAGCCAGAGGATATAGTCAGCGCCAGCCTCTACCGCATTCCTCGCCAAGTCTGCCCTCTGGTTTACGATCAGGGTGCCTTGGCTATTGAAGATCAGAAGCTGATGACCTTGGCTTACAAACTTAGCAGACCAGTGGGCCATCATCCGAGCAAGGTCATACGCAAAACCAGTGTTCACCATGTCTCGGCAGGGTAGGCAGATAGCAACTTTCATTAAACAGCTCCGCGCTTTGTCCTGAAAAGGGCATTATCGGGATCGTTGAGCCACCGCTTCATGGCCTCCTGATCGTGGACAATACCTTCCTTCTGCAATCGCACGAAAATGCTCAAGGGGATAGAGGCTACCTTGTGCCAATCCCCATTCCATCCAGAGCTTGCATCATTGGCTTCACGCTTGTTCTGCTCAATAAGACCATCAGTTTCCTGCTGTGTTTGAATGGTGAATGTTCTATCTGAATCATCATATTCAAACCAGCGAGTGATTCCGGTGAGAGGGTCGTGATCGAAAAGACGCTTATCCATGATACCTTCTGCTGAATGTTAAGGAGAAAACCGGAGGACAGTTTCCCATCCCCCGGCGTTATCGTCAAGTCTTGTTTAGCTCGTGGTCAAGTCCGCAATAATCCCATGCGCCTTCTCAGTACGCACCTTCAGCGCATACTCAACCACGATCATCTTCTTCTGCGAGTCGCCCGTCTTGGCGAGGTCTTCGGTCTGGAAGTTACGCAGATAGGAAACCGCTGCGTATTCCGGGTCCACCACGAAGGCGTCACGTTCACGCTGGAAGCGCGAGGGGACGATGGACACGTTGCCGAAGTCGCTGACGTAGATGTCAGCCGCACCAATGATGGCCGAAGGCTTGGGACCATCAACATTGAAGCGGATGCCAGCGATACCAGAGAAGCCAGACACGGTGCGCTTGTTGAAGGGACCAACCATCAACAGCTTGGGGGTGCCACCGTTCGTCCACACGGACTGAATGACATCCTTCAGCATGGTTTCCGTGAACGTGCGCTGCGTGCCATCGGTACGAGCGGCGTTCGGGTAGCCATCGTTGGTGGAAGACATGGTGGGGTTGCCACCATCACCAGCCTTCGACACGTTGGTACGCAGCCAAGCCGGAAGACCGGCGGTCTTACGAGCAGTGGACGAGTTACCAGCAGCAGCCGCCTGATTGAACAGGAGGGCCGTTTCCATGTCACGCTTCAGTTCTGAAGCAGCCTTCGCCATCTGGTAGGCCATCGCAGAGCGGAAACCAGCAGTGTCCACCGACTCAAGCGTACCAGAGGTAGCCACAACCTTACGGCTGATCTGCGTGTAGTTGCCCACACGGTTCGTCGCGGCCAGCGAGTCAGCAGAGGCATCGTCGCCTTCGATCTGAGCGTTGGTCGTGGAAGCGGCAGCAAGAGCGTCCGTCTGCCATTCGGTGAAGGTCTGCTTGGCCGTGTCGCGGCCCACGTTGCTCATGAAGACGGTATCTTCAGGAGAAATGTTGTAGATGATGTTCGCAAGGTCTTCACGAACGGAGTTCGTCGCATCATAACGATCGAACAGGTTAGTTGGCTGTGCCATGATAAGTCACCTCAAAGAAGTTTTTCAAAGAGGAAAGCTGCGTCTCCGAGCTTTCCGGTTTTTGCGAGACGCTGTTTCGCGCCTGAAACGGCAGATTTCGTCTTGGTCGGAGGAGCATTGGAGGAGTTTCCACCACCTACTACCTTCGGAGCATTTGACTTCTGTTGCGGCTGTGGCCTCTTTGCCATGAGAGCATCATACTTCATGGACTTGTAAAGAGCCAAAACGGCACGATGGTCGTATGCCTGAGCAAGTTCCTCATCGGAAAATCCGAGCTTGTTACCGTATTCACGGATAGCGGCTCGATCTTGCTCCCAACGCTTCTTATCTTTCCACTCTGGCACTGCCTTTTGAAGTTCGGCTTTGCTTTGGGAAACTACATTAGCGATTGTTTCTGCCTGTTCACGAGCATGGAGTTCTCCGAGGCGATGCTTTTCAGCATTGATGGCTTCAATCCGTTCCCTGCGGTCGCGCCACAGGTCTTTTTGACGCACATATTCAAGAGGGTTTTCGGAATACAACCGTTCCCAATCTGGTTCCTGATCCACACTTTGCGCGAGTTGTGATTCAAGGGCAGTGAGAAGTTCGGCGTATTGCGCTCGTTCCGTCTTGATCTCGGTAAGTTCAGCCTCAAGAGCTTTTTTCTCTTGAGAAACTTGATTCATGCTGCGCGAGTAATCCGCATGTCTTTGATAACCTCGAATCGCTTCCTCAAGAGGTATCTGCTCTTCCTTCCCGTCAATCTTGACGGTGACAAGCTGAATCTCTGGTTTGGAATCGTCTTCTTCGCCATCTTCAACGTCAGCGGTGGCTTCCTCCTCATCGGCACTATCATCGACTGCTTCATCAGCAGTTTCAGTCAGCGTCTCATCCTCAGAGTCCTCGGCCAGCGGCTCGGTTGTCAAAACTTCCGAGTCCCTTGGGGCTGCTTCTGCTTTCGGCGTCTGGGTTACGGGGTCATTCCCGGCCAGAAGGGCTTCAAACTTTGTAGCAGCCTCTGCGAATCCCGTCCCAGAAGGGGTCAGGGAATTTGTCATGTTTTACCTCATCTTGTTTGTGTTTGCAAGCCGCAAGTTGAAATTGTTAATCTTCTCGCTTGTTGCGATAGATTGTAAATGCGCCTTGAGTGCTGAGAGAGAACGCATCATGTGATACGCCTCGTCTCTTGTTGCAGTATCCGTAAAGGAACTGCCTTTCCAAGCATTTGTGTATTGTTCCTCAAGTGCTTGAAAAATAACGGTTATACCTTGGGAAGATAGAAGTGACTTTGCGTACTCGATTTGTTCTTGTTCGTTCAAGCCAGTAATCCTTCGATGGTATCGCTCATTGTTTGCTCAATGGTTGTGGAAGGTTTCTTGCGACGACGATCACGACGACCCTCACCTCCACGTTCCATTGCTCTTTCCAAAGCCCTATCGAACAGAAGGGAAGCAAGCCTTGTTGGTGCGCCAGTTGGGCGAACTGCGGGTGGTGCTTCAGGTGCAGATGCAGCTTCTACCACTTGCGGCTGTGCTTGTGCAAGTATCTGTGGTGCCAGCAAGCCAGCATTAAAGGCCATTCCACCCGGAGCCATAACAGTCTGAGCAGGGATTGTAGACGGAGCAGCAGCAGCTACCTGAGCAGCTTCAACCCTAGCAGCACCCAGCAGTCCAGCGTTAGCTGTTTGTGGCATGACAGCACGAACAGGAGCAGGAGAAGGGGCGGCAGCAACTTGAATAGGGGCAATTTGACCCAAGTCACTACCAGCAAACATAAATCCACCGTCACCAATTGTAGAAGTAAATGCGCCAAAAGGACTTTTATCAACACCTTTTGGTGTCATCTTATAGCCAAGAGCCGCCATCTCTGGGTTTGAAAGCTGAACATGCACCAAGTCTTTCTGACCATACGGGAAGTTTAATGATGATGGAACATTAGCTCTCATGTAGTTGAGAATTGGGCCACGGGCAATATCTGCGGAAAAAGCACCTTGATGCAACGACCTTCCAGCAGGAGCCACCATGTAGTTTGGGTCTTGAGCCTTTAATTCAGCATAAAGTTGACCTTGCGTTTCAGGAGAACGGTACATATCGTTAATTCTTGCAGTCTCTCCAGTTGCTGCTTCAGCAGCACGAATTGATTTGGCAAGTTCAGTAACAAACCTTGGCTCAACGAGTGCAAGAGCTTCAGGAGAAGCTGAAGGACCAACACGCGAAGCTAGATAAGCAATATCATTCTCCAGTGGCGTATTCTGGTAGCCAAGAGCCGCGCTTACGGCTGCATCGCTTAATGGCCCCATATCCTGCTGTTGTAAAATACCTTGAGGCATCGCAGAACCAACGCGAGGGCCAGTGGTCATTGTTTGACTACCCATATAACCAGCCAGCTTATCCGTAGGAGCTACGCCCATCATAGGAGCTACACTTGGTAGTGAGCTATATAACTCATTGTATCTAGCATCTGGGTTGGGACTTGTAATGGGACTGCTTAAGTCAACCTCTGGCAAACCAAAGCCTTGAAATGATCCACTAGGAGCCGTAGCCGTACTTATAGCACTATCCAGCAATCCAGATGGGACTTGATAGCCAGCCTTAAACGGAGCTTGGATTGCATTAAGTACACCCTTAAGCTGAGGATTTGCATTTACTTGTTTTTGCATATCCATCAACATGCCAATAGTTGGGTTTTGAGGGGTTCCAAACAAAAGTCCGGCTCCCGACAGAGCAGCGTTTTTCAGTTCTTCATCAGTAAAGTTAAATTCATTACCATAAACGTCGAGTGGCCCAGCACGATTGTTACCACCTCCACCGCCGCCAATACGAGCAGAAGCCATAGCTTCTAAGCCTTTAGTTGACACCTTATCCCATTGACCACGAGAAGCGTACTCAAGGTCTTTTGTAGAAACGCCAGATAAATCTGCCATTATTTTCCTCTCCTGCGCTCAAGTTCTTTAGTTATCTCGTTAAGATCAAACGATGGTTCGCTAGTATTTTTAGGGGCAGCACGACCAGCTTTTGTTGTAGCTGCTTCTCTTAATAATTTATCTAAACGAACTGCCTTATCTTTAATTGTTCCGGGCTTATCACCCAATTCCGGGAAATAAGTTTTTCTTTGGCTCTCTAATTCTAGTTGTGTATATGCAGCACCAGTAGATAATGTAAGAGCAGCACTAAGAATATCAAGTTGAGCAGCTTCTACTCTTTGCCTAGCTTCTGGTGTAGCTAAATTCTTTAGATAATCTGATCTTGTAACGCCCTTAATTATTTCTCCAACCATATTAGGCATTGCTGCTTTAGGTGTTTCTCCTATAGCAGTTTGATATTGCTCTAATGAATTTTTAAGTCTAGTAGTTAAATATCCAGCAGTACGCTCAGACTCGCTAGGCATATTGATAGTAGTAGCACCCGCTTTACGTTTAGCAATCTCAAGCTGATCTAGTTTTGTTTGTAGTTGTCCAAGCTGTATATTATTAAGTGAATTGAATGGAGTATCAGGGAACATACTTCCAGCAACACGTACAGCTTCTTTATTAAAATCTCGCTGAGTATTTTTATATTCAAAATCTGCTTTTTGTATGTCTTTAAGACCATCCTGCAAATCTTTAGCTGTTATTCGGCCTGTATCAGCTAGACGTTGCAAGCTATCAACTTGAGGCAATAAGTTAGGATTTACGGCATTTCTAATTGCACTAAAATCAAAACTTTGAACACTCTCCTCCATTTGTTGTTTTTTAAGTGCATCAATTTGCTTTAAGTTACTTTCAATAGCCTTTCGTGCAGTCTCACCCGCCAACCCAGTTAGACGCTGATTAGCTGTTTGCAATCTATTTATTTCAATTTGTGCTGGTGATCCGTTTCCTTCTATAGAAACAGGAGGAAGTTGTTTTGTTCCACCTTCTGGAGTAACACCAGTGAAAGTTGATTGTGCA